GGGCCTCAATTATGACTGTAAATTTATTATACAATTTTAATGCAAATTCAAATGTTTCTTTAGGATGGACTAGTGTGGATGGAACAACTGCAATAACAAGCATTCCTTCTAGCGGGCAATTGCCCCAGTCTCCCGGGGTAATTTTTACAATAATCAAATTTGCCTAACTTTTTTTGACTTCAACATAATATTAGTTTATAATAATAACATGTCACTTTCTATTCAAGAATTCGTAATTTCTATCCTTCCAGGCAAGAAAAAACAAAACCAAGCCGGTTGGATTAGTTTCAATGCAGTTTGCTGTCCACACAATGGAGAAAGTCAAGACACAAGGGGTAGAGCTGGAATTATTGCAAGTTCTGATGGTAAAATCAGTTATAGTTGCTTTAATTGTAAATTCAAAACTAGCTATATTCCAGGCAGAGCACTTACTTATAAATTTAGAAAACTTCTTGAATGGTTAGGTGTAGATTCTTTAGAAATAAAACGACTAAGTATCCTTGCTTGGCAAATAAAAGAAACAATAGATCCAAATACTATACTGCCAATCGAAGATGAAATAAAATTTGAACCAAAGCAATTGCCCAAAGAAGCATTGAATTTTTTTGCCTGGGTAGAATTTTATGAACTAGCAGAACGGCCTTATGATAAAGGATTGGTAGATTCTGTACAATATATCTACGATAGAAAAATATCATTACAAAAATATGAGTTTTATTGGAGCCCAGAAGTAGAGCATAAACTAAGTCATAGGGTAATTATCCCATTCAAATACCGAAATGAAATAGTAGGGTATACTGCTAGGGCTTTAAATTCAGGTATTGTTCCAAAATATCATAGTAATCATCCAGCCGGGTTTGTATTTAATTTAGATAATCAAAAAAACGATAGCAAATTCGTAATAGTTTGTGAAGGTGCTTTTGATGCAATGAGTATAGATGGTGTTAGTACACAAACAAATGATATTAGTGAACAACAGGCAAACCTAATTGATGAATTAGCAAGAGAAGTAATTGTAGTGCCAGACTTTGATTTACATATAAACAAAAATGAAAAAAAAGTTTGGCCAGGTGAGCAAATGATTAACAAAGCCATAGAATATGGATGGTCAGTAAGTTTCCCAGACTGGAGAGAAAATTGTAAAGATATTAATGATTCTGTTGTAAAATACGGGAAATTATTCACTATATATAATATTTTACAAACAAAAGAATCAAATTCGTTAAAGATTTCTTTACTGGCAAAAAAGTATAAACAAACTATATGACTAAAGAATATAATACAGATCTGCAAAAACTTTTTTTGGAAATGCTATTACAAAATCCAGAAAGTTATGTTCGAATTCAAAATATATACAATCCAGATAATTTTGATAGGAGTTTAAAAACCACTGCCAAATTTATTAAAGAGCATGTAAGTCAATACAGTACCATGCCCAAGCTGGAACAAATACAAGCAGTAACAGGATTAGAATTAAAACCAATACCAGACCTTGCAGAGAATCATTATGAATGGTTCATGACTGAATTTGAACAATTTACTAAAAGGCAAGAACTAGAAAGGGCAATTTTACTCAGTGCAGATTTAATTGAAAAAGGTGACTTTGACCCAGTTGAAAAGTTAATCAAAGATGCAGTACAAATCAGTTTAACTAAAGATTTAGGTACAGACTATTTTGCTGATCCACGCACTAGATTAATGAAGATTAAAAATAACAATGGGCAAGTCAGTACTGGTTGGCCTACATTAGATCGTCGTTTGTTTGGTGGTATGAATCGAGGTGAGCTTAATATATTTGCAGGTGGTTCAGGCAGTGGTAAAAGTCTTTTCATGCAAAACATTAGCATAAATTGGATTACACAAGGACTTAATGGTGTATTTCTTACATTAGAACTTAGTGAAGAACTTTGTGCTATGCGTATGGATAGTATGATTGCTAATGTAAGTACTAGAGAAATCTTTAAAGATTTAGATAATTTAGAAATGAAAATTAAAATGGCTGGCAAAAAATCTGGCAGTCTTCGTATCAAATATATGCCTGCACAAAGTAATGTAAACCAAATTCGAGCTTATTTAAAAGAACTAGAAGTACAAACAAATCAACGAACAGATTTTATTATGGTTGATTATTTGGATCTTGTAATGCCAGTTAGTGCTAAAGTTAGTCCAAATGACTTGTTTGTTAAAGACAAATATGTCAGTGAAGAATTAAGGAATTTAGCAAAAGAATTTAATATCCTAATGATTACTGCAAGCCAACTTAATCGTAGTGCAGTTGAAGAAATTGAGTTTGACCATAGTCACATTTCAGGTGGTATTAGTAAAATTAATACAGCAGATAATGTATTTGGTATTTTTACTAGTAGGGCAATGCGAGAGCGTGGGCGTTATCAAATTCAATTAATGAAAACTAGAAGCAGTAGTGGCGTTGGACAAAAAGTAGATTTAGATTTTGATCTAGAAAGTTTAAGAATTACAGATCCAGGTGAAGATGCCCAAGGCACGCCAGGTACTCTTAAACCACAAACTACTAGTATTTTAAATCAATTAAAAACAACTAGTAGGGTTGAGAATAACACAACCACCCAAAACAGTAAAGTCAATGCAGATGTACAAACAAATAAATTAAAATCAATGTTAGCAAGTTTGAAAACAAGCAATTAGCATTTTACTAGTTTTTTGGTTTGATATAAATATATAATGGCGTAGGAGTATAATTTTGCTTCGCAAAACCCGTAGTTTATTAGAAGAATTAGAATCACTTAGACTACTAAGAGACAGAGAAAACTTGGTTGAAAGCAGGGCCACTCATGTAATTCAAGGTGCAATTAATTTACTTAATTTTATTAAGGAAAACTATTCTGAAGAGCAAAGCGAAGAATTAAAAAAACGACTACTAGTTAGCATTAAAAACGAAGATCAAGCTAAATTTATTCGTGGCGTGAAAAAATTTAAAAATGAAAATAAATGAAGTTATAATTAAAGAAGGTGTTTTAGATAGAATAAAGTTTATGGGCAGAGCAGCATGGCAAGCCGCAGGCGGCAATGTTGATAAGTCTGACCCAGCCATTAGTCGTGCAAATTTAGAGTATGTAAGATCTAAATTAGCTATGGAAATTTATCAAAAGTTCATGGGGGAACTAATAAAAATAGGTATTCTTAACAGAACGGGCAAATTGACTGATCCTGGTAAAATTGCAGATATTGTTAATATGGCTAACCAGTTTTTAAAACAAGCTTATAGAGCATATATTGTAACTCCAGAAAGGCTTAATCTATTAGATACTAAAATCGACAACACTTTTAATTCAACGACGAGGCCACCTACTCCAGCATCTTTATCACAATTTAAATCTGCGTTTGTTGAGGTAAATAGTTTTTATTTAGAAATGTTGGCTCAGGTTGAACAGACTACTGCTAGTAGCACTAGAGAAATTATATCTCAAATGGCTACAGGTATTAATAGTAATTTACCGGACCAGTTTAGAGATCTTATTAAAGATTTGTTGAAGGATATGGCATCTAAATCAAGTTATGCTTTAACTATTCCTTGGAGCAATACTACTCTTGCAGCAAATGCAATTACAGCAGCACAAACAGCAAGAGGAAACCCAGTAACTAAGGAAGAAATTACTTTATATGATGAATCATTAAAAGCAATCATGCTTTTAAGACAACAAGACAAGTTAAATTATGCTCTTGCTGCAGAGTTTGCTCGTAGTATACGCTAGGTATTAATATGCGAATAAATGAAATTTTAACAGAACAGGTCCAAGTAGGTAAAAAACATCTTACACATCCAGAAGATCTTGCAGCATTTTATGGCACAGATGGAGCAAATTATGCACTTAATGCCATTATTAATACAGTAAAGAACCCAGCAAAAATAACAATAAAATATGATGGTTATCCAGCTATAGTATGGGGGTGGGATTCGAATGGCAGATTCATTGTAGTTGACAAACATATGTTTGATAAAAAGGATGGGTCTGGTAGACAAATTTTCAGCCCACAAGATTTTATTAACTATGATACAGCAAGAGGTGTAGATCGCAGTGGGTTACATGGTGCCATTGCAAATGCTTGGCAGTCTTTACAACAAAGCACACCTAAAAGTCCAGGATATTACTGGGGAGACATGTTATTTGGTAATACATTAAGCCCTGTTGCTCAAGGTAATCAGCAAATGTATGTGTTTAAAGCAAACCCAAGAGGATTAACATATAATATTGATGTTAATAGTGAACTTGGCAGAATGTTACAGGGTAAAACTGTTGGAATAGCAGTTCATCAATTTATACCTGCAACTTCAGTAAGTGCAGAGGACGCAGTTTCTTTAGATGGCACATTGGGAAATTTAAAGCCCAAAGGAAATGTTGCGATTATTCCAGCTAAATTGCCAATAACTCCACAACTTAAATTAAATAGAAACCAAATTAATTTTGTAAAAACAACAATCAACAATAACAGTCAAGCAGTGAATGCATTATTTGAAACTATGCCTATTGCTCAAAATACATGGATTGCATCTTTGGTGGGGCCTTTTATTAATCAAGAACTAATTAGAAATTCCAATCTTAATGATATTACTAAAAGGTCTTATAAGTTTATTCTGGACAAGGCACCTAGTAATAGAATGCGTTCTGTATTAGAACCTTGGTTACAACAGCAACAACAAGGATTAGCTGCCATGTGGACAATGTGGGCAGCATTATTTAATTGTAAAAATATCTTAATCCCACAACTAGAACAAGCAGCTCAAGCAAGTCCAGTAAAAGGATATCTAGACACAGGTGTAGAAAGTCAGGAAGGCTATGTGTCTAGTGGAGTTAAGTTTGTGGATAGACTTGGCTTTAGTGCTCAAATACATGCTAAACGATAAAAATTAGTAAAATTGTATAAATAAAATTATGCGGTAACGCACATTTTTAAAGGAAACTAACATGGCAGTTTTTACAAGAACAAATGGTAGTGCAAAAACAGTTGTAAGCGTAGGCAATGTAGCTTTAAGTGCAGAAACAACTGGCGTACCAATTAGTACAGGTATTGGTAAGCCAATTCGTTGTATTGGCTTTACAGCAAATAACAGCGTAGCAGCACAAATGGGAACTGGCGAAGTTGTTGAAGCAGTTCTAGCTTATGTTGGCTTAACTAACACAGTTTTAGCTTATCAGGTAGATACAACCCGTATTAGTGTAGTTATGGAAGATTCATCAGAGAGCTTCACTACTGCAAATGCTAATGCAATTATTGATGGCAGAGGTATTACTGGGTTCGGTATCAATGCAGTTACAGATGTTGGATTAAAATTAGCAGCATCCTAAGCTAATAATTGTTATATGCATGACGAAAAGGCACCAATTGGTGCCTTTTTTATTCACACAGAAACAAAAGCATAAGATAAATATTTAAGATATTTCTTGGGAACCATTATGGTTGCAACTACTACGGGTATTGAAAAAATTAATTTAGAAGCTCATGTAGAGCTATGTGCTGAACGATATAAAAGTTTAGAAGAAAAACTAGATCAGGTAGATCAAAGAATAAGCACATTGGAAACACATGTTTTATCTATTAAAGAAGGAATCAATAGTAAAACAGCAGGCATTAATAAACAACTTTTAGCAATTGCAACTACTATTATAGGTGTACTATTAACTGCTAATATAACTTTAATTATAAATTTAATTAACAAATGAAAATAGTTGACCTAACCAAGCCAAAACTTTCTGTATATATAAACAATGAAGAAGCAGATTTACTCAAGCTATTTGACGATGAAAATCCTAAATGGCTAAAAAGAGACTTTGATGATAGACAACTGTTAATAGCAAATCAATTAGTTAACAAAAATATATTAAAAAGAATTAAAGAAGATGGACGCATCATATTCAAAAGAAGAACTAGGTAAATTAGTTGTAGAGCAAGCAATAAAACATATAGAGTCTTGGGCTGCTCAAGAACTTAAATTTATTACTTATAAACTTAAACGCCCCATTTGTGTACCAATAGGCAAAAATAGTTGGTTAGTAGGGCACTATAGAATAACAAAAAACAAGAAAAAATTATTTTC